TCTCGTTCATTTGCTGAATGTATTCTGTTCTAATAAATATGTCATATGTGTTCTCGATATAAACAGGCAAGGGAATCGTAACGGTTTGATAAACCACTTTTTCATTTTTTCTGGGGAAGTTTTCCTGCCCAATCGATCTTTTTGCGCCAACTCTGGCAAAGTTTCTTGTCTTGTCCTGCTTTATTCTTTTTCCGATAGTTAGAGATCCACCCTTCATATTGTTGAGCGCAGGAAATGGACTGCGAATGGACCCTTTCTTGGAAAGACTTTTCTCCATGCCTGTTCTGGCAACAGTTATCAAGGGAAGCTTTAAAATGTCATTATCATCATAAAGATCTCTGTTCTTCTTGACCTGATATGCTCTTTCTGCCGAGAGCCAGAGCACTTCTGTCTTTTTCCAGCCCTTGTTTGTTGTTGCATGAGCCTTAATCTCTTCCGTAACCCACTCAAACATTGCGGCGTCAACCGATTCAATTGTGGACGGCATCAATTCAATTTCTTTAGGCATTGTCTTCTCCTTTATGTTGCATCAAACGCTCCTTGGCGGACTCTGACACATTTCGCCGAAACTTCCATTTTGTCTGTTTGTCCAAATATTCTCATCGGCTCTGAAACTTCAACGATTTCGTAAAAAGTGTCATCATATAACACAAAGTCACCCTGACGAACATATAGATCTTGATCCTCTTCAAGCCTTCTCTTATGAAAATGAACGATGATCGACTCTGCCTTGTCAACTGTTAGCCTTTCTTGGAATGTCGTGATCGACTCTTCCCACTCAACGAGCGCATAAACATGAAGCGGGGGCAAAAAGTTTTTTTCAATCGCCTCTCCATACAAAGGATGATAGTTTGTTGTGTTGATGTCGATGGCATAATAGACAATTTGCTGCCCAATGACTCGCTCAATAAGTTCATCATTAACTTGTTTGACAAGATCCTTCTCTTTTTGCCCTAAAAACAAAGGGCTGGGTGGATGCTTTGGTTGTGACCATTTATTATCATCTGACATAAGTCACCTCCATTATCCCACAAATACGGGCAAGGGAACTGTTTGCTGAATCTTGTTCGCATTGTCTGATTTGTTTGCGTCTGCTTCCAAAAGCTTTTGATATGTAAGCTCAT